CCACCCATAATTAGTTCTTTAATCCTTTTACCCGGACCTTCTACTATTAAATCTCTAATTTTATTTATACTTTCTTCGTATGTATATTTTTTATTCATACGTTCAATCAGTAGGTTAAAATTCTTACTATCAATACTTAATGTCTTCCTATTTTTCATATTATTTTATAATTTATCAACCAATTTATCTATTACGAACCTATCCGTCAACCCAGTCACTTCACTAATTATATCTAATAAACCAATCGAAGAACTAAATTTTCTAGCACCAGTAGATGGACCACTTTGATTAACTAGAGGGTTATAACCCTTATCCTCAATCTGATCAAAAAGAGTACTACTGAATGAAGTTTTTTTCATATCTTTATCTCTAAAATTTAAAAATTCCACATCTCTAACCTTCATATTATTATAATCTAACTTTCCACTAAACTTAATATAAAAAGGTGGTTTTGATATACTACCAGGAAATAACTCTGACGTTTCTACAAACGTTCTCATTTTCATAGTTAAGTCATTAAAAGACTTTAATGCATCATTCATAGACTCTAAGTTTATTTCGTATGGTAATTGTATGTAAAAAGTTATCTGATCATCATCCCAAGCAACTACTTTTTTAACTTTTAAATCCCCTAGTGTCGGACTATTAATGTCAGTCCAGTAGTAATAACAAACACCATTAGTAGCGTTAAAATTATTACGAACCCCACTATTATTAAGTAGGTTTTTATTTTTAGAGTATTTATACACCCATTTCATATTTGTTTTTTGACTACAAATATCTAAAGTAGTTACTTTTTCGTCTACATCATTTGGATTAGTAACAGTGTATCCTGACGCAATTAAAAATTCCATAGCCTCATCTGTATCTATTTCATTACCAGACGCAGTAAATTCTGAAGAATCTATTTTACCATCACCACTGGTATCGGGATTTGTTGCCTCATTAACCAAATTACCAAATAATCTATCTTCAGTAAAAAGGGATTTTATTCTTTTTATTTCCTCATTTAAATTTTTCATAATTACTACCTTTCCTAATAAATATCTACTACATCAAATATATCCATATTAATGTTATTTTTTTTACCCATTCTATATTTTCTTCATTAGTATACTATATCAAATTGATCCATATCAATATTATTTGTTTTTATCCAATCTTTAGTTGCTTCATCAGGTGGGTTCTTCTCACTCTCACTTTTAATTTGTTTTATAACATTATCTTCTTTAGTATAACTCTCTAAATAATCAATCTCTGAATCATACATTTTTTGTAAAAAGGATTTAACCTCATCAAAACCTAATTTTTCATCTTCTTTTTCCTCTGTTCTTTTTACTATAAGTTCTAACCTAGCCTTAAAATTATTTAAAGGTTCACCGAATAAAGAATTAACACCATTAACAATAAAATCTTCAATATTCCCACTACTAATATCAATTTTATATTTCAATAATAACGGAGATATTCTATTTTTTAAATAGTTAGATATTTCAGTGGTTACTGTTGACCAATTTTCAAAATATCCCATCCCTCTTTGTATAGATTTAGACATGTCATCTTCAGGGTTTTTATCGGTACTTACACCCAACCATTTTTTTAATGGTACACCTGTTGCATCTTCAAATGATTGGATACCACTAAGAATTAGTTTAGCGACTGGTTCAGGATAAAATTGTGTTAATGCGAATAGTGTGCTTTGGAATAAGAAATCTGTTATTGCCCCTTTAGATAAATCTATTATAGGTTTAATTTTATATATCTTAATAATATCATTAAATGTTTTACCTTCATTTATTAATTTAAGTACGTTATTTGAAACTTTAACGTCTTTAGATGCCAATACCATTAACTGATTTAAATCTCCAACTTTACTATAAGGAACATCATCCAATGCCGCCACTAACTTTTGGTAATCAGAGTTCTTAAGTATATTTAAAGTTTGAGTATACATTTCTTGCATTTTAGATAGTTGTGAACCACTTAAATCTTTAAAACTCTCTTGAAATGCTTCCGCAACTGCCTTACTCTTTCCCTCCTCAGACATAGACTTCCAAACAGAAGAACTATACTTTCCCTCTGCATTTTTTATTATTTTTGAAAACGTTTTTAAATCACCTGATTTTTGTATTCCCTTTAAAATTTTATAAGATTTACCAACACTTTTAAATATAACTGGCATAAAACTAAAAGCAGCATTCAATTTCCAACCATTATTTTTAGGGTTGTTAGGGTCAGTTATACCTTCATATGTATATCCTAACCCATTAATAGTATCTGCCGCAATCATTAACCTACCACCACTAATTATACACCCAACGGCACCTGTATAGACACACCCAATTAGTGAAAGTGCTATCGACGCAATATCTACCCAACAGTGCCAATCTGATTTACATTCCTTCGCCCATTCTTTAGCTTTTGTAGAAAATGGTCTTGTATCTATTACCCCTGCGTTGCCCCACCCTTCTTCTGCGTTGGTTGTACTTAATTGGATATCTCCCCCAGCTAAAGGGTTTAACAGAAAAAATGTGTTAGGGTGTTTTTGTAAACCTTGAGGGTTACTATGTTTCATATTTACACAACCACAACCTAAGATATAATCTTTGTTACCATATTCATCCGAACTAGGTGGGTAATATAACCAATTTCCCCCTCCTTCATAACGACAAAAATCAGACCATTTTTGTCCAATGAATTTTGTAGGTCCCTGAAAAGAAGTTACAAATCTTGACCAAGATGTTGACCCACCAGAATTAATCCATTGTTCACAAGCGCCTTTATAATATTCTTTCTTTTGACTTAAAAACCTTTTGTTCCATTGATCAACAAATTCTAATAGGTTTAACAAACCGTTTAAAGTTTTTTCAGAATCAGATTGATTCTTATTATAGTGTTGTTGTATTAAATTCAAAGAATCTTTAGCGCAATCACCATTCTCAACCGCTATATAAGTATAATTTAATGCAGTTTTTAAATCACTTTCTGTATAATCACCACTTAAATTTACATTTGTTAGACAACCATTTTCTTCTAAAAATTTTATTGTCCAAATTCTAGACATTATAGTATTTGGATCATAAATATAAACTTTTTCATATATATCCCCAATAAGTTTTATAATATATGAAGGGTTAAAAATAGTAGTGGCATTATTTTCTAAAAAAGTTTCAAAAGTCCCAAAATTATAAATATCTTTATTGTTATCGTAAATATCTTTAAATTTATAGGTATCTAAAAGTTTTTGATCCATATTAATTACCTGACCATTCCATTTAAATGTACCTTTAACACTTTTCCAATGGTTAAGACATTTATTATAGTCATTTATATAACTATTTAAATTAATTGTCGCCAAATTATCAGTTCTGGGATTCTTAACATCTCCACCATTAATATCATTAAAAGGTAAATACAAAGAATTACCAACATCAACCTTTGATAAGGTATTCTGATCACTATATAAGGAGTTTTTTTGTTTTTCCTTTTCCCTTTCTTTTTCCCTGTCTTCATCCCTTTCTTTTTCTTTCACCCCAATTTCTTTATGGTATTCATACTCTTGTTCATAAAATGTATCGGGTACATATGACCAAAAAACAGGTGTATTAGTATCATCATCAAATCGTTTATAATTATGTTCAATTAAAGGATAAGGACTTTCAACAAACGAATACATCATCATCTGTTGAGATATTGTGTCATTAACTATCTCATATTCACCTTGATCGTTTAAGTATTCATATGAACTAACAGGAGGAACGTAAACTGATCCACCAATTGTAGTTACCCAGTACATTTTTTTATATCCTGCCTTTTCAGGTGCACTTTTAAAACTTTTTTCCACCAACCGTACCATCGATTGAACAGTCAATTGTTCCCCCATCGATTTCGAATAACTTGTAACCCATTCACTAGTAGACCATCCACCCCTATTTCTATATTTATTTTTATCTGTCGGTTCAAAATACCAATATTCATCTGTAACTTGAATATAATCACCATTTTCATCTTCTACAGAATTAATATCTTCTTCGATATTCCAACTATACCCATCCACAGGTATATAAAAATACTTTTCATATTCAGGAAATAACCCACTATTTTTTAAATATTCACTATATAGTAAGTACCATGCAGACATAAAATATTTATTGTCTATCGGACCGACTTTACTAAATTTTTCAGAATACCCTAATTTTTTAAAAAGATTGTTAACTTTTTTTAATCTTTCATCATTTTTATAAACCCATTTTCTAAATTGTTGACCATCAGAATTTGTTTTAATATGCTTATTTAAATATACGTTACTTATATCTAATCTTTTTTGTTCTAACCAATTAACTCCATCCTTCCAAGAATCCCATATTTTATTAAAAATACCTTTATCGGTTTTATTCTCATTTATAATTTCAGATAAAACTTTTACCATCTTAACACCAAAAATCTTACCTGTTTTAGAACCTAAATCGTAACCATCAGATTTTAATTTATCATATAACCCCTCTATAGTTTTAATATTATTAAAATCACCGTAATAATATTTGGCAAACGCTTCCGCACTTAAATCTCCAAAATCACCATCATCATTTCTAATAGATTTACCTTTTTCTAATCTATATGCGGGTAAATAACCATTTTTTATTAAATACTTTTGTATGTCTATTGCATTAGGATTTACATTATTATTAGTGTTTTGTTCATTTAAAAAAACACGTTTATACTGAGATTCCGATATAACAATTTTTTTACCCACTACGTTAGTCTAATTACTTTTTTCTTATTGCGAAAAAACCATTGTTTTTACCCGTTTTTTTATGTAATGTTACAACTTTATAAGTACTAGGATCTTTTTGTAATGTCTTTAAAAAATATTCCTTAAAATCATTATTAATTTGCATTCTACCACTTTTCCTATTTTTAGATGCGATAGTATAACCCTTTCTACCATTAAACTTATACTTACCAGGCCCAACCATCTTTAACTTCGCAACTGTTAATCCACCACTATCTTTTACTTCATATGTTTCACCCTCAACGGAAGATTCCAATTCAGGAATTTCTCTATTTAATAAATCATAAGTTTGTTCCATTTCTTCCATCCCAATACCAATACCTAATTTACCAAATCTATTTTTAAATGTACTAACACACCAATCAAGACCTTTTAATTCCTCATCAGTTAAATTCATCTCCGCATTACCTATTTTAGTAGTTTGTTTATAAATTTCTTTCATCCCTTTTTTACAGGCTTTAACGTTATCATTAATTTCACCCTTATCTCTTTTAACACTCGCTAAAACACTTTTAACGGTATTTTTTCTTTTTCCTTTTTGGTAAAACTCTGTACCTTGTCTATTTGTTCCCGCTTTTTTAGGTCCGTCATCATCCTCACCCTTCTGATCATCATATGTCCCAGTTTCTGAGTCTTTCCCACTATCAGATCCTTTGGTAACTTTAGTGGAAGAAGTTTTACCGTCTTCACCTTTGGTAACTGTAGTTTCTGTACCGTCTTCACCTTTGGTAACTTTAGTGGAAGAAGTTTTACCGTCATCTTTATCTTCCTTGTTTTTTTTCTCTAACTGACTTTTTAGATCTCCTTTCTGAGCAAATGGGTTATCTAGTGTAGCATCTCCGTCACCTGTAGACTTTTTGTTTCCGTCTGTAGGATTTGGCTTTATACCAATGCTTTTCGACAATGACTCAACGTCAACGGTTTTGTTAGCAATTACTTTGTTTATTGTTTTAATGGCGTCCATCATACCATGTGTAGTGATGGGTCCACTTTCATTAACTAATCCAGCTTTTTTATTAAAAGCCTCTAAAGTCTTAGGTCCTGCAATACCGTCAGGTGTTAAATTATTTTCTTTTTGAAATTTCTCTAATGCTTTTTTTGTATTCGGACCAAATTTACCATCGACTGGTTTTACACCTAGAAGGGTTTGTAGTGCTTTTACACCTTCTCCTTTAGACCCATTTTTTAATGAACCTTCTGTTATATATTTTTCTCCTTCAGTACCAACTAGATTACCGAATAACCTTTCTTCCGTAAACAAAGACTTCATTCTTTTTATTTCTTCATTCAAAGTATTAAATCTTTTTTTCATAATATCTTTTTTTTAATTTTTTTATTGTGTTTATTATATAAATATAAACAAAAACCAAAAAATCCCCACCAAACTAATGATAAGGATTTATTTATAAAATTAAATATTTTAATTTTTTAGAATACGTTAATCGCTCTATCAAAACGAAGTGTACACTGTATTTCTGCTAAATCAGAAGAATTATAATCTAACCCACTAAAATCTGCGTCATTTAATTGTGTACCTTGTAGTATCCATTTCTGAACAACAACACCAGTTGGGTCTAACATTTCTAATTCTACGTCTTTTTTATATCCTGCAGCGTAACCTTGTCTACCTGTTACTGATTCTGAGTGTAAACGAACCCATTCCATTAACGCTTGTGTTGCAGAAGGCCCAATAGGGTCTCTAAATGTTACGGAAATAGATTCCCACTTAAATCTACCAATAACAAAAGTAGACGTATTTAAAAATGGAATCTCTACCTCATCACTCGTATATTTAGGTCTTGATGTTGTAGAAACCCACCATTCTTGAATTCCTAATTCGTCTGGGAATCTCAAAATAAACCTATTCTTTCTTAACGGTTCGTAAGGAACAGGCATTCTCATTAATAAATCTGCCATTTTTTCTTTTTTTTAATTTTTTATTATAGTTATTCTTTGTATATTATATAAATATTCAGTTTTCAAAAAAAACTATTTTTTTATTATAATTTTATATGTTTTAATATTCTAGTGACTGTTTTACCTATTTCATCCATCCCACTACTTAACCAATCAACTTGTTCTTGCAATGATTGATCCGTAAACTTCTCTCCATCCATATTACCATGTACTTCTTTTTCTAATAGTGATAGTCTTTTATCTATAGATAAAATATCTTTTTCATCTTTTTCTAATCTTTCTTTGTCTAAATCCCATTCTACAGTTTCTTCTTTAAGTAGACTATTTTTCACAATTCGTTTTAAATCCGACTCCGTTAGATTTATAACTTCCCCATTCTTTTTAATTTTCATAATTATATATTTTTATATAAATATTTAGTTTTTTATTAAAAATTACTTTTTAATTATTATTCTTTTCTTTTTTGTGTCTTTTGGATCTGAAGTATCATAAACTGTAAAAGTAATTTCGGGGTGTAGTCGTTTTAATTCATTTCTAATTAAATCTTCTATAACTTCTACATTACCTTCATCATCATCACTAAACCCAACACTAATACCCTCAAAGTCTTTGTCATCTTTAATCTTAGATATCTGACTCACAATTCTATCTACAAAACTCTTAAACGCAATTTTTTTACCTTCTTCTGGATTTGTCCCCACACTATCTAAACCAAACTTTTGTGCGAATTCTTCTGAAGACACAGGATGATAATCTTGTAGATTTAAATATTCGTCTATTGTTAACCCATTAAGGTTCTTTTCCATCTCTTTTTGTTCACCCCAACTCATATCTCTAATTATTAACTTTATACCTTCTTTTATTGCTTGTGGGGGATTAGATCTTGCGGTAATAATAGAAAAGTCACTACCACTTATTAAAGCTTCTTTAAACTTATTAAAACTAGGTCCGTAACTTCTATAACTTAATGCCCTTTTTGTATCTTCAATAAATGCACCATAATCTCTAAAATCTTTAAACGCACTTAGTATATCATTGTTTGGATATCTAAAGTCTTTTCCTAATTTATGTCTAACACTTCTAAATTGTTCTGTTGATACTGATACAGGTACCCAAATTTTATTACCTTCACTACCTAAATCCGCAATATCATTACTATTAACATTATAATCTAAATGTATTCTTGTGGGCATAATCAATATATTATCATCCCAATCAAAAGAATACGCTTTTTTCTTAAATTCCTTTAATAATTTATATTGTGACTCTGTAAGTTTAATATTCATCTAATTATAATAATTTTTTTAGTAAGTTTCTTTCTATATCTGTTATCCACTCAACGGATAATGGTAATTGACAAAACATAAAAGGATCTAATGGTAAACCATCACTTTTTAAATTTTCTTTGTCTTTTAAAAAATTGTTTTTAGATACATCGGTAAGTTCTCCCCAACGACTACAAAATTCACTTAATAATTTTAAATCTGATTCCTTATTTTCTTTTAAAATAAGTTTTTTAAATTGTTTTTCTGTAATAATTAATTTCATATATTATAAATATTGTCCGATCATAAAAAAACCCCACATATGTGAGGGGTTAATTTATTAGATTTATAATATTATGGTAATTTTTCATCCATAGGGCCACTACCACCAATCTTCTTCATAACACATTTTCCGATAGGCTCAATTTTAGAAATAATCATCTTAGCGTCGCTTGCATCCATTTCCGTTCCACATTCTAACGCTTTAGTATAATCTTTTTCTGTTATCATTTTTATACATGATTCAGGTAAATTTGTAATATCTTTTAGTGTAGTATTTTCCATAATACAATCAATAACAATCTGTTTAGGGTCTTTATTTTCATTTAAATATCTTTTTGCAATTCTACGTAAATCACTTTCTGTTAATCTAATTACTTTTCCGTTTTTTTTAATTTTCATCTCTTTATTATTATTATTATTATTATAAATGGGGGGAAATTAACCCCCCCATATTTTTATTTTAAATATCGTCAAAAGATGCGCCAGTGTTAGTAATATTGAACTCTATTGAAATGAATTCTAACGACCTTGTTGGTTTAATAAAGATTCTACCATTAAGTTCGTTTCTATCAATAGATTCTGGTGTGTCATCCAATACAACTCTAAAGTCTGTTAAACCTCTCTCTTTTCTAATGTTATCCAGAATTGGATTAACTAAACTTAAGAACTGATTTCTTACAACATCATCATTTTGTTCGAATAACAATCTGATTGACACCGCTGAAATAAGTTTTCTCGCTTGTAACAACAATCTTCTAACATTGATTCTGTTAAGTGCGGTTTCTTTAACTTGTAGTGTTTTATTACCGAAGATTACAACTCCTACATCTGAGAATGTCGCCATTGGGTTAATTCTACCTTCGTATAAGTCATCTCTATCATCTAATTTTAGTTTCACTCTCGCTTTGATTGCGTTTGTTGTACCCCTATTTAAACCAGCCGCTGCGAACCAAGGGAACGCCACATTATCGGTAAGGGCGATGTTTCTCATAACTTCTACTGTAGGTGGTAACCATACATATCTGTTATTTTCTGTATCATTCATCTGTAACCACGGCCAGTATGTGGCAGAATAATTAGAATCAATACCAGAATCTTCTATGGTGTCCACTGCCTCACTTGGTGATAATACGATACCACCGTCACTAGTATCAGGAGTAGTAATCACATAAAGCGAATCCGCCCTATCAACTTCCACCATATCAACCGCATTCTCAACCAAACTAATATTATCTCTTAAGTCAATTCCTGGTGTTGCAAATACGTTAATATTAACTGCTTCAGGATTGTTATATGTGTAAATACCATCTAAATAAGCGTAATAATCGGAATTAATCCCACTATCACCTTCAGATGTAACAAAAGAAGAAAACGTCCCATTTGTTTCTCCAATAGAACCTCTAGAACCATTTATAGTATATCTATCGTCATTAGTTCTTTGTAGTCTATAAACGTCCCATCCATCCCATCCACCGAATGGTGTAAACGTAAATTTCCTAGCCGCTAATTTTCTATATGGTCCAGTTTGTATGCTAGTCTCTGTTGTAAATGCAGACACCCCAACTTGTAAAGAAGGTGAATATGTGTTACTACCTAAGTCTACATTTGCACCATTAGCATTAACGTCTAAATGAAAACCATCTGTTCTCCCACTATAAACACCATTATTAACTTCGTTTTTACCTTTGTAGTCAAAGAAATCTTGATCTACACCGATTTCACTATTTAAACCTAAGTATGTTTTTCTTAATTTTGACGTATTAAAATCTGTATATTGTGTTTTATACTCAATTTTTGGTGGAGAAGAAGTTCTAGAACCAATGTACGTTCTATTTAATACTCCCTCAAAACCTGCAGGAAAATGGTTACCTAAATCTGGATCTTCTAAATAAGAAGATTGTGTCTCACTATCGTAAAACTCAACCATAATATATTTACTACGTAACGGAAACTCACCATCGTTTGTCCCAATTTTCCTACCAATAAATCCTGTTGCGTTAATATCTAAACTAAGATTAGAAAATTTCTCTACAACAGATGGGTTAGCATCAGTATCATTAAAATTTCTTATTAGTAAATCAAATGTCTTATCACCTGGTTTAATATTAATAATTGAAAATTTAACGTCTTCATTTGCTGCATTACCATCAGATATTGTAATAAATCTAAATAGTCTTTGTAATGTTGCACCTGAACCAGTACCTTTTAGTTCTGAGAGAACCCAAGGTGATACCGCAGACTTCCATTGTTCTTGATAATTATCTAAATCATTTGCATCTGTAGTTTGGATAGTATTAAAGTCAACGTCTAATCCTCTAACTTGATTCTTAGAGATTAAATCAACTAATACATTTTCATAAATTTCTTCTACCCATAATTCAGTGTCTTTATCTTGTGCTGAACTACCAAATACTCTAGGGATATAATTCTTTTTAGTTCTATCTAATGAAACGTCATAACTAAATGCGTTACCATTCGTTGCGGTTCCACCTATAGTAAACGATGCCAATGCATTATTTACAATATTTGTAGTATTACTCATTGTTGCTGAAGTACCAGTAACTTCGAAAACTAACTCTTCATTTGCGTTATATGTACCTCTCGATCTCAATGTTGCGATAACACTACCATCTATGTCTGTTAAACAAGTTGCGGTATAACTTACAACCGTACCACTTGTAGTACCAGTTACAAAACTTCCACTTGTTCCTGTTGCAGTTACTTCCATATCGAAAGTTGCACCACTGAAGTCACATTCTGTTTTAACGTATATAGGGTCGGTTTGTGAAATAGTTTGTCCTGTATCTAATAACCCTAATGTTGATAATGTGAATTGTCCATCATTATATAATGCCTCTAAATTGTTGTTGTTCCAATCCAACGCGACTGGTACCCCAGTAGTTTCTGCAGTATATGTTAATAACGTATCGGTAACTGTAGATGCACTACCTACAGTGTCGGGATCTTCTGAGGAGTCCAATGTAATTGACCACGCATCGCCTGCCTTATAACCCGACAACCCTAAAACTCTACTTACATACAGTTGGTTGGTTTGTGTTAAAAACGATTTGGCGATATAATTTAATTCGTATTTTTGGAATCCCGTCCCTTTAAATTTTTCAGAGTTAAGACCACCAAAATAACTAATAAATTCATTGTAGTCAGAGATAAATACGGGCTCAAACGCTGGACCTTTAGGGGTTTCACCTAATAATCCTAACGTTGTAACACCGACTTGTCTCGTTACGAATGTTAAGTCCTTTTCTGATGTAAATACACCTGGACTTACAAAAATTCTGTCTGTTGATGCCATTTAATTTTATTTTTTTGATTTTTATTATTAATTTCTTTTAATTATAAATATGCGAATATTTTCGAAAAATTTCTTTTTGTTGTTATACAACAAAAAATAGTATGAATTTTATCATACTTTTGTCATACTTTCATATTTATATAATATGAAAAGGGATAAAAACTTAAAAATTACACCACAAACACATAAACTATTAAAAGAATATTGTGAAAATAATGGTTTAAAAATGTTCGCATTTGTGGAAAAACTAATTAGAGAAACTTGTAAACCTAAGACTGATATCTATGGTGATGAGGTTAATTAAGAGTAAATAAATCCGTATTAGCTAAGACCCTATTAAATTCATAATTTAAAAATAGTTCTTCATTTTTATCTATATCTCTTAATGTGTAGAATACTAATATTTTATTTTCATTATCCCACTTATAAATTATATTTGGGTCGTTAGATGAATTAAATAACGCCCCATAACCAAAAGGAATAACATAAGGAAATGTACCATTATCTTCTACTCTAATAGTATTTATTCTTATTGGTTTTAAATGGTGTGTATAGGAAGCGTCATCTTCTGTCATATATAAACAATGACATTCTTCTAATATTTCTCCCTTAGATATTTTTTCTTTTGTGAATATACCCCAACCATGTACGTCACTTTTTCTAGGTTCAATTGATTTGTTCTTATATAAAACATTTTTCATTTTACAATAATACTACAAAAAAAAATATTGTAAATTATATACCTTTACCGTCTTGATGTGATACTCCTTCTACAATTAAGGAATAAATGGCAACTTCACCTGTAGAATCTAATGTACTAACGTTAATATTTACCAAAACAATGTCCCCTTCATAAATTGATTGAACATTTACTTGACCTAAATCAATTTCAAAAATCTGGTTATCTAAATCTTCCCAAGTTGTTGTAGTAGGTACATAACCTTCAGGTAAGACAGTTACAGTATTTGAGAATGGGTTTTGAGATATAATGGTACTAGTTTGTGCAATGGTTCTTTTTATTGGTTCTGTCCCACCACTAGAATCCGCAATTAATGTACCTATTAATGGTTGTGGTAAAACACTTGTAGTTAATTGTATAGTATTACCACCATCATCTATTGCGGTGCCGCTACCATTAGGAGCTTCCATAACTAATTTAAGTATTAATGGAAAAGCAGTACATGTACCAATAGGTAAAGGGAACTGTATACTAACACTATCTGATGCACCTTCAATCAAAGAGTCGTTAAAATAATGTGTGTAAGCATTTCCGCCAGTACCCACCGTTCTATCATAACTAGCCAATGCAGTACCCATACCTGCAGCATTACCAGACCATATATTACCATTTAAGTTTATAGTTTTTCTAAATTGTGCCAAACCTTTTGCGGAAGGAACACCATTTTTAGAAAAAGAATAAATACTATCTAAAATTTTAAATCTTTCGAAGTTAGGTAAAGTTGTTACTAACGTATCAATTCTTATCCTTAACCAATATGCGTCTACACTATTAATAGTTTTATTTGACCATGTAACTGCGGACACCGCAAAATCAGCAATTGGGGATTCAATAAATTCATCTAATCCTACTCTAACAAATTCATCGGTATTAGGTCTAATAAAATAATCCGTACCATATGAAAAACCCTTATCAACACTACTACACATTCCCATAGTTTCAACCCATTGAGAACCATTCCAAGATTCAAACACATAAGTTCCACCAGATGACGCTTGTGAGCTAACAAATGTTTCTAAACCATAAAATTTTAATGGGTCACCATTTAAATCTTGTCTCCTAACACCTACTAATATTGTATGGTTAGCGCCAGCCCCTTGAAAAGTAAATGTACTACCTGTTTTACTAGTCGCCTCATCAGTTACATCAGTTAAGTTACCACCGTCTGATGTACTACTAGCGGTACTATCTGTAGTTAAAACAACCATACCTGTAGTATAAGGTGATCCTCTACCTACGGAAAGTGAAGTACCCCTTTCAGCAAACCCAACCGACATTTGATCTGCACCAAAAACATTAAAACTTGAATCAAAAATATCTGTTGATTGTTGTGTAAAGGTTAAACTAAATTCTGCCAACGCAGCAGCTTCCTTATTGTAAAGATATAATGGTTGGTGATTTGCATTTATTCTGTATGTAGATTCCTGTGCGGTACCAGCTAAATCCAAATTAACCGATAAAGTTACATTCTCAAATCTACCACCTAACATATTTAAAGTTTCAAACTCACCGTCACCTGTGTATGCATTTGTTGCGTTAAATATATTTGGTGTAAATATTAATGCGGTTGGTATCACACCTGTAACACCACCAGTAGTTTTAACTACATTGGTTACGTTATTGTTACCTGAGTTAAAACTTAACATTTGTGCTCTACCTGCTAATGTACCTCCCGAAGTTGTAACTAATAGTACATTTTCGATTGAACCACTAGATTGTGGTACATGAATACCTTCTAACGCTAAAACCCCTGAATCTACTTTTAAACAATCTTGTATTCCACCACCTTCTACTCTAATACCAGTACCGATAAGTTTTCCACCACCACTTTTAAAAAGTCCAACACCTGTACTACCTGTAGTACCATTACCGTAAAAAGTTACATTGTATGCACTATTTGTACCTGCAGCGTTACTAGCGAATATACCACTAAAACTACCTTGTGGTACGTTAACACTAACACCTTCTACATAAGCGTTTTGTTTTAGTTCTATAATATCTGTAGTAGCGGAAGCTGGTGAAGGACCAATAGTTGTTACCTGCCAACCACCTTCACCTATTAAAGATACGTTACCATTAACTACTAAACCTTCTTCTGGGTAAACACCTGGTCTAACCACCACTGTCGAACCTGTGGTTGGTGCTACCGCTAAAGCTGCTGCGATTGTTAAGTAAGGGTATTCTTGTCTATCAGGTTGAGCCGTATTATCATTTCCATGTATACTATCTACCCATAAAACATTTCCTATAAAATCTGGTACAAATGCCATAATAATTCTATTTTTAAATAAATATCAAAGTTTCTTAATTTGTTATTTTTTTATACTGTTGGTGGAGAATTTTTATATGGATGTGATACGGGTAGATTTCCTTCTAACCCCCACTTCCACGCTAAATATCCTTCCGCCTTTTCTAAATCTGTTAAATCTGTTCCTCCTGTACCTGTGATATCAGCAACTGCAAAGAATTCTGCTAATCTACCATCCAATTCTTGTGACGCTCTATTTCTCATTAATCTTAATTCTTGATTTGAACTAATAGAATTATCATAATCATTAACAGGAGTATATGCGTTATTACCATTAACTCTATTACCTATTTGATTTCCTGTTTTATTAAACCAACAAGAAACAATCACCCAACTATCTATTGAAACACTTTGAAGATTCCAATCTTGTAAATTACCAATTGTAGAACTAATTCTATTAGATGATAATGCATCTAAGTCTAATTCACCTGGCCAAGAGTTAGAACCACCACCCGCTGAAGATATTGCGTAATCCCTTTTAGGTGATTGGTTTGTTTCATATGACCAAAAACTATCTTTATCACCATCAACAAAATCCGCTAAAAATACACCTATTGCCCAATGATTACCAGAACTAGTTTGATTTGAATATGTAGAACTTTGTAAATATTCACCATTCCCATCAAAATCAAATACATTTAAACTATTAAGCCCCCCACTAACAACCGTTGGGGTATTACCGATATTCATTGTATAAGTTCCAGCCTTATCAGTTACAGATGTTAATGTCGAACCTGCGGTGGTATAACTACTAGTATCACTAGCGTCAATCCAAGCAACTACATTAACATTTGTAGGTTCCCAATCTGATGGTGAAACATCTTGACCCAATAACTTTAAAGTAAGATTATCACTAACGATTCTACCATTATATGAAATAAACTTTCGACCCATATTCTAATTTTACATTTGCCACCATTGTCCTGTTCCTGTACTAACTAATATAACCGCTCCACCATCTGCGGATAATTCAAAGGAAGAAACTACTGATGTTGTTATTATGGTATCTGAACCTGCGGCTTGTATGGTTATAGGATTTCTTCTAGAATTAACACCAATATCTTTTACTTCATATCTTTTTGTACCACTACTTGTAGAATCGGGTAAGAATAAAGTAGGTTCAACAGAAGAAGTGTCAAAACCAATAACATCATCACTTGTCGTTGCGGAATAAGTTGTTCCTGTAACTGATACCACACTTAATGACGATGACACATCTATCTTAATTTGATTTGTTGAAGGATTAGATAGTGTTACATTTGTACCACCAGTTAAGAATAAAACATCTGTACCATCGTTTCTTGTGACTGTTGCTTGATTAGAACTAAATGTCGTTCCTGTTACAAATGTATCTGTTACACCAGTGATGTCTACATTAGTGGCATCATTTCTTGTTAAAGTAATTGTGTCTGTTGCATCACTATAAGTACCACCTGTAACATAAGTATCCATAGAAGGTGGAAGAGAAACATCAATAACAATTGTGTCATTATTTAAACTTAATGTTGTGTTAGAACCACCACTTAGGGAATAGAATTCAAAGTCATCAACATTTCTTTGTTTAAATACTCCTTGACCAACACCTACATTAGAGACTGTATTGTCTTCCGCACCTGTGGATGCAAATATCCAACCACAAATCTTATCTTTTTTGGGTATTGTACTACCTTGTTGATATTGAACAGGTATTGTAAACCATCCTGTATTATCTACAGTTGAAGCACTTACTGTAAATAAAAGTGCTCTAGTTGCATCATCATTTTGTTGAATGTAAATTACATCACCAACATCTAATATGTTTAATAGGTTACTAGCGTCTATACTATTATTAGTTTCATCACTAACATAGACTTCTGTAATCGCACTTGCAACTGTATTATTTAATCTAAAATGTCCTGAACCTGGGTCTGAACTAGCAGTAGGTTCTTTAAATTTCCAAGGGAATGATACCGAAGCACCACCTCCACCACCTGAAGTAACATTTAAAGTTATAGAATTATTACCATTATCTATAAATTGTGCGTTTGTACCACCACTAAGTTGTAATACTTGTTGTGAATCATTTCTTGTTAACTCTAAAACATTTGATGTAACGGAAGAACCTGTAACAAATGTATTCGTATCGGGTGTTATACCACTAACTGGACGATATTCTACTTCACCTGTACTACTATTTCTTACTAAAATATCAGTTGCGGAATTATTAAGTGTTGGTGTGGTTGTTAAGAATGCGGTTTGTGCTGATAATACGCCATCTACAATAGTGTCACTATCTATGTATGTATCGTATCCTGCATTACCAACGAAAACTCTATCTTGATTATCTACACCTATTAAAGAAACATTGGCGTCCGCAACCGTCCTACCTTGTAAAAAGAAAGAATTATCCCTTATATTAATATGTCCGTTAAATACGTTAATTGCGGAATTAGATGTAACACTAGTTGCGGTTAGTGGACCAAGTGTTGTATCACCTGTAACATCTAAATCACCATTTATGTCATAATCACCTGTGAGTGTTTTACTATAATCCCAAACAGTAGTTGCGGAGTTATAAACAATTAAATCACCATTTGTTGCTCCAGTTGTTTGAATATCACTAATATCCCCTAATTTAGTTGATAAATGTCTATCTACAAATATAGAACCGTTAGCTGCTGCATTTAAAATAACACCCATCTCCAATACTTGATTGGGAGCACTTGGTTCTACTGAGGTTAATCCTCCTGGTATTGTTGGTGAAACGTATAATACGTCACCATCAGACCAAGATTCACCATATAATGAACCTGTGGTATCTATACCTCTAACAACACCAAATTCAGTAACTAAACCATCTTCACCATTTAATATATCTTCTGTTGCAATACCTAAAGTTTTTGCGAAAGGATATGTACCATCCGCAATCATATATTCACCTAAAATCCTACCCGATGCACCAAATGAGCCAGCGTTCCTAACAACCCTACCGTTTGATATTGTTGCCCCACTTTGATTTTTAACTATATAATATATTTCTTGTCCAATCTGTTGGGTAACGTTTCCACCACCCATACCTAAATCTAAAGTAGCATCCTCAAAGTTCCAAGATAACCTACCTTCAGCGGTCTCGCCAGTATAGTTTAAATCAAAATCAATTGTGGTAGCAGTAACCGCATTTAAGTTAGAAGTTCCTGTGACAGTTATATCACCATTAACAGTTAAACCTGTCATTGTATTTATTGAGGTGTTTAAATCAACACCATCATTTCTACTAATTGTAAACGTATTTGTATTGTTGTAAGTGAATCCTGTGACAAATGTATCATTAACATCTATTGTTGATAAATCTAAAGTATATGTCGTACCATCATTTTTAGTAAATGTCGCTAACGCAGTTCCATTATCGTATGTAGATCCTGTAGTAAAAGTATCTGTAACACCAGTAATGTCTACTGTAGCCGCATCATTTCTAGTTAAAGTAATTGTATCAGTAGATTCGTTATATGTACCACCAGTAACAAATGTATTCATAGAAGATGGTAATGAAACATCTATCAATATATCATTTGTTGCCGTTTCACTTAAGGTGACATTAGAACCACCAGATAGACTAAATATATCTACATTATCATTTCTTGTTAGTGTTAGTTGATTGGATGCGAATGTTGTTCCAGTGACAAATGTATTGTTATCTGTAATACCTGTTAACCCACTACCATCACCAACAAAAGTTCCATTAAACGTACCACCATTAAATGTTGTTGCGGATATACTACCAGATGTACCAATATCAAAAGTAACTGCACTTAGTACAGTCGCTAAGTCTATTGTATCTGCGGTAGCGACAAATGAGGTACCATCGTTTTGTGAAATAGTAAATGTATTTGAACTTATACTAAAATCATTTACAAACGTATCTGTAAGTCCTGTAATGTTATATGGTGTAAAACCTGAATTACCTACAATTTGCACAATAACTTCACTATCACCACTTGTTGCGGATTGTGTTACCGTACCACCAGTACTAAATGAGTTAGTATCAGTAGTATCCAAAACTTCTAAATTGACTGTTGTACTATCATTAGTAATTGTGACAGTACCACCAGTAGATGTTAAACCTTTAAATTCTAAATTATCACCATTCTTTTGTGCAAATAATCCTGTGGTAGACAAATTAGTTGCCCCACTTACTTTTGAGTTTAATATTGTTTCAGTATTAGATGTATAACTATTAAATGTTAAATTATCTGTTTTACCACTTAACACAGGACTTAAACTAACATTATAATAATTGGTACCTAATATATTACTATCGAATTGAATCGTCTCACCAACCAAAGTAGAACCAGTGGTAAAGGTATCTGTTATACCTGTAACAAAACCACAAACATCGAAAGTTGTCCCACTATTTGTGGTGAATGTGACACATCCTGATGATGGGTTATAAGTACCACCAGTTACGTTAATATCATTGTCTGAGAATAACGCTGCAGAATTTGTTACAGTAAATGTACCTCCAGTATTATATGTAAATGTTAATTGTGAAGTTGCAACATCCGCGTTACCACTAACAACAAAAGTATCTCCACTAACCGAACTGATTAAAGAACTTAAACCAACATCAAAAGTAGTTACTACATTGTTACCACTAAAATTAATATTATTTGTTCCCACATCATAGGAACCACCACTAACATAAAAATTATCAGTAGATATCCCAGTTAAATTCGATCCATCCCCAAAATAAGTTGTCGCTGATATTGTTGTTGCAGTTAAAACATTACTAACAAAAACATTACTACTAAAATTTTGGTTGTCATTAAAAGATATTTCACCTGATAATTCAGGTGTAGATGTTGTAGTATCAATAGATATTTTATCATTCCCACCATTATCTTGTATAGTAATACCATCACCTTTAATCTTAAAGTCATCACTAATAATAGTTAATTCTCCACCATCGTCTTGTATTGTACTTACACCAGATAATGATGTAACAGTAAGTGCAGACATTATATTAATAGAGGTAGTTAAATCAACACCATCATTTCTAGTGATAGTTAAATTATTAGAATTGTCATAAGTAAATCCAGTGACAAACGTATCTGCTGATGTTGCTGCACTTATAATAGAATTAACATCTCTATATTCTACATCTCCAGTTGTAGAATTTCTTCCTAATATTTCTGTTAATGAATTATCATTTGTCGGTGTATTATATATTACTAAATCACCTACATTTGTTGTTCCCGTATAGTTAAACAACCCAGTTGTTGTTATGTTGGAATTGATAGGTTTATTTACATTTAAAGAATGTAAAATTTCCACCGTCTGAGACGCGGTAGACGTTATAGATTCAGTATTAACATTAATATCGAAATTACCAATTTTTAAATCTGTTGGGTCTGAAGTTATAGAAACACCATTAGTGTTACCAGTAAAAGTGTTATTTGTTAAAGAGCCATTTAAAATAGTTGTACCACCCTTAAGTAATATAGAACCGTTACCGTTATCCCCATTTGAAATGATATTACCATTATAAAAAAAAGTATTACCATTATGTGGACCAGTAAAAGAGTTAAGAATAGGGTATTCGTTTACAATTATATCACCATTATAATTAAACTCACCACCAGTACATGTTTGCCCATAAACAATACCTCTTTGTGCTTCTATATTACCGTTAAGTGTTATCTTACCACCTTTTTGGTTGCTATTATTGATAACAAATTGGGTACCCACTGGTTCATGAGATAGCTTGTTGAAATTAACAACAATTTCAGCCCCATCTTCAGTGTCACTAAATCCTATAGGTTGAAATGATGGTTTTCCTAATATTTCTGAAATATTTACTAAAGACGTTCCCGAATAATTACTATAATGGAACCCCCAATGACCACTACCACCTACTACTTTATTTACATTTATAATATGTTTAGAACCATCTTGCATTGCAATACAGTCTGCACTAATGTCTACATTTATATCATTACCCTCTAAATGTAATGTAGACACATCTTTTGAGTTAATACCTAATCCGTTTTCGATATTAATAATATCGAATTCAAAAGACGAAACAGAATTGCTTTCCAAATCTAAAACAGTACCACCAACACTACCATCTGTACTTGCTGAAACCACAAATATACCATAACCATAAACATTACAAGTTGTTGCGGAATAAATATTAGAAACTTTAGTTGGTGTTGAACCTAATTTAAATAGTGCACTTGCGTTAGCAACAAGGGTTGGCGTCATTGTTACAATAGAATTTGGTTCAAAATAAAAGTTACCATTTTCATATTGAATTTCTTCTTCTTCATAACTACCAGGGTAAACATGAATAAGCGTGTCACCAGTTACTGTTGAAGCTGACAATTCAGAAACCACTTTATTCCTAGCTGCAGTTATTGTTTTAAATGGATTATGTAAATCACCCCTAACCGCAGTTGAGTCATCACCTGTTGGTGAGACGAAGTAAGTATTATAAATATCGATATTAGAACTGATACCACTTAATGAAACACTAAATGTAGTCTCAATACTATTACCACTAAAATCTATTGATGTCGTACCTTCATTATATGTGCCACCACTAACAAATGTGTCTTGTGATGTTGCTGCACTTATAATAGAACTAACATCTCTGTATTCTACATCTCCAGTTGTAGAATTTCTCCCTAAAATTTGAGTTAATGAATTGTCGTTTGTTGGTGTATTATAAACTACTAAATCACCAACATTTGTTGTTCCTGTATAATTAAACAACCCAGTTGTTGTAATGCCAGAACTCATTGGTTTATTAATATTCAATGAATGTTTTATGTTTACAACATTAGATGATGAAGTTCCTATAGTATTACCACTAGCAACATTAATATCAAAATTATCTATAGATAATATAGAATCACCATCAATGTTAATACCGTTAGATAAATCACCTAAAGACAAATTAGTTAATGAACCATTTAAGTTAGCGGTTATTTTATTTAATTCGATACCACCATTAGAATTAAGGGGGGGCGGCTCTGATGTTACACCACTCGTAACAATATCTCCATTATAATTTAAAACAAAATCATTACTAGGTGATAAAACACCTACAGATAATAACGCTGTATCTCTACAAGTTATATTACCATTTATATTATATTCACCAGCATCATGATATAACAATATACCATTACCATAAGGTGCGTAAAAATCACCATTTAATGTAACTTTCGCCCCTAAATTATCTCCTGAGTTTATTATATATCGAGAACCTCCAGTGTGTTCAATTAAGTTAAAGTTCATTGTGATTTCAGCCGTAGGTTGCATAAACCTATCAAATCCAATAAGTTGGTCCGAACCAATTAGCTTATTAAAATTAACCACAGATTTACCAGCAAAAGATTGTCTATAATGTATATTATAATGACTATTGCCACCAACAATATCATTTACATTAATTAGCGTAGTTGATGTGTCACTAAAATCTAAACCATCACTACCACTAGGGTCTAGTAAGATATCATGACCTTCTAAAGTTAGTATAGAATTACCTCCAGCCCAAAATGCTTCACCACTATGTACATAGGCATCATTAAACTCAAAATAAGAATTAGAGTCACCTAACATACTTAAAATAAAACCACCAAAAGAATCTGTATCCGTTGTAGCTGATACTGAAAAATCACCATAACCATAAACATTACAAGTGTTAGCTGAATATGTGTTTGATTCATAAACTAAAGTTTGACCTAATCTAAAAATAGATGTAGTACCACCACTAGCCGTTCTTTGTGTGGTAACCTTAGAGTTTGGTTCGAAGTAAAAATTACCATTTTCATATTGAATCTCATCTTCTAAATACTCACCAGAATAAACATGAATCAATGAATTTGAATACCCATCTACAACGGCTTGATTTCTAGCTTCTGTGATTGTTTTCCAAGGATTATTTATGTCACCGACTAAGGCAGTAGAATTATCACCACTTAATGAGGAAACAAAATATGTGTTTTGTAATTTTGCTGCTGGAGCAATGGAACTAACATCTCTATATTTAACCTCACCCGTACCACTATCACGAGCTAATATTTCTGTTAAACCATTGTCTTGGGATATACTACTTAGAGTTAGTCCACTTAAAAATATTAACTCATCGTGTACTGTTATTGGTGAACATCCATATATGTTAGTTGTATATACACCAGTACAAGCACTTAATACACCATTAATGGTTAAACCACTAAACTCACTAATATTAACTCCAAAAGAGACGCCATCATTTCTACCAATACTTAGGTTATTAGAGTTATCGTATGTCATACCCGTAACAAAAGTGTTTGTGTCCATACTACCGAATATATCCAATAGATTTGTACCACCACTTAAAAATACAGATGAATTAATTGTGTTCGCAGATAATATATCACTATGTACGATTATAGTATCACCAGTACAAGGATAAATGTCATTCGTATAGAATCCAGTACAAGCACTTAAAATGTCTTGTTCTACACCAGATACTATATAATTTTTTCTTATGTTAGAATTGTCGCAACTACTCATAATATCGTACCAGTTATTTTCACATCAGATGATAAATTACCATCTACTTTATTTACTTTTATGTATAATTCATCACCATTACTTACTGTAAATGGTAATGTTTTATCAACACCATTGACTTTTAATATTACAGAACTTGCGTTTGTGAAATTAGAATCGTTATAAGTCGCATCTATCTCTATAGGTATAGTTACACTACTTACCCCACTATTAAATAGTACGTTGATACAGATTGTTTTATCTTGATCATCAACATTGATTTGATATTGAGCCCTATATAATTCTTCACTAATTTCATAAAATTGTATTCCCCTACTAATTGCAGGTGTAACAACAAAGTCTTCTTCGTCTAATAAATATCCCATCATTTTAATAGTAAACGTCTGAACGTAATATTTTCTTTCATCTAAATTAGTAATTTGACTTTCATCACTAATACCATCTAATAATAATGGTATTGGATGACCATTAACCCTAATATATTTTTCTAATGCAGAAAAAGAAGTTAGCATTTTCCTGTTCATCACATTTAAGTCCCTCATTCTATTACAAAACAACCTTACTTCGTACATAATATCTACAGATATAGGTTGGGGTATTTTATATATATCATACCCCTTTCTGTTACCATCCCATGTTGGTATTTTCATATAAGTAAATGTTGGTCTTCCTGGTATATTAAAAGACCCTGCGTAGTTTGTACCTTGTTGTGGATCTGGTTTTCTAACAATAGTGATGAAAGGTAGTGTAATATTTTTATCTATATCTGAATATTGCCATGTTTTTGAAAACTCTGCCCACCTTTGGGTTGTTAAAAATATTACGGGTACTTTTTCACCCGCCAAAGACAAGTCAATATCATTTTTAACATAATTTATTAACTCACCATCCATATCTTCATGTAGTATCCCCTTTGGTAAATAGGTACCTTTATTAGCGATATCGTCTAAGATACTTTGTCTTTGCTCAAACCCCTGTTTATGTGGGGTAATTTTTAAATCTTTTCTATAGTTTTTTGGTAATCCCATATTTATTTTCCGTCAAATTCGTCTAAGTCAGTAGGTACACAAGTTATAGTTCTATAAAAACCTTTATACCCAACCATTGTATGGGCATTATCTGAATTTATCCTACCATCATTTGATACTGTGAAATATTTTATTTTTGTTTCAGTTTCTGCATAACCAATATAATCACCATAACTAATATCTACACCTAATTCGTCCAACTGATCTTGGTACACCCCTATTGTTATATTACCACGCTCTAAATACCTCATAGACCCATCAGAATTGTAGTTTTTATTAGTGGGTGCAGCATAGTTAAAATTAACTGGTATTTCTATTGGTGGTTTAAATCTTATTTCATCTTTACCTGCCTCACCATAAATGTTATCTATAGTAGTCTCCACCCTATCAACCTGATAAAGAATAACTTTTATATTTATATCACCTTCTAACCATTCCCTACCAAAACCTATTTCTAATTCAAAATCTTCAGCAGAAAAAAACTTGTTTAATCTTTCTATTGGGACTTTTCTTTGTTGCGACATATTTCTTTTATAGATAAATATTTATTTTTAGGAAAAAAATCCTTATTATTATAAATATGTTAGATATTAAAGATATAAAAAATCTAGATGGTGAAGATTTACTTGCTACATATAAGGGTAATAACCCTTATATAAAATATATGAAGAAAAAAATAGAGACAGAAAAAAAATACTTCCTAACTAATAATCAATCTAAATACGTAAAAAAATATTTACATTTTGAACCAATTATTTTAAATAAAGTGGTAGAACTAACAGACTATTTTTCTAATGAATTAAAAGAAGAGCACAATTTAAAAATTTTACCTAAAAAAATATTTGTAGAAACTTTATTAGCAGAATCTGATAAAGCTATTCACATTATTTGTAAACTATATAAAAATCAAAAAGATGTTAAACTGATTTGGGTACCTAAAACACAGATTTTAGATGACATACATTATGAAGAAATTGATGTTGATGTTGATTTTGAAAAGTATAGTAAATTAGATAAGAGAGGTTGGCGCGCATTTAAACATCAAGAAGACGGAATTAAATTTTTATTAAAAAATAAAAAATGTATTTTAGCGGATGATATGGGATTGGGTAAAACATATCAGTCCATTGTTGCTGCATTAGAATGTAACGCAGAAAGAGTCTTAATTATATGCCCTTCCTCACTTAAAATTAACTGGATGAGAGAAGTCCAAAACTTTTGTGAGGACGTTTCTATCATAAGCGGTACTCATTGGGACCCATCTAGATTTACCATAATTAATTATGATATATTAAAAAATTTCCACACAGTTGCGGAAAAAAATAAAAATTATGAAGAATGGGAACTTATGAGAGACATAGTAAATTTTAATCCTGATTTGTTAATTTTAGATGAGGCTCACTATGTTAAAAATCATAAAAGTAAAAGAGGTGCGATATTAAAAGATTTATCTAAGAATTTTGGGTGTGAGAGGGTGTGGTTACTTACAGGTACACCTATTGCTAATAGGCCTATGGATTATTATAATCTACTATCAATAATTGATTCTCCGATTACAAATAATTGGGTACATTTCGCAAAAACATATTGTGAGGGCGTTAGATTCAGAAAAGGTGGTAGATACGTTTGGGTAACTAAAGGTGCATCTAATTTAGATGAATTGGCTTCAAAAACAAAAAGAACTATTCTTAGAAGAAAAAAAGAAAATGTGTTAGACTTACCCGAAAAATTAATTACACCAGTTTATTTAGAATTAGAAAATGTAGATGGTTATAAAAATGTGTGGAATGAGTATATTGAACAACGTAAATTAGATGGTAAAAAAGGGAACCCATCTAAAGATTTAGTAGAAATGACACTTTTAAGAACTTTTATATCTATGGAGACAGTGCCTTATACTATAGAAAAAACAGAAGAAGCGTTAGAATTAAATAAAAAAACAATTATATTTTGTAATTTTAATGAAGAAATGGACACATTTATTAACCATTTCGGTGATAAATGCGTATGTGTTAGGGGAGGAATGACTGATAAACAAAAACAACATGCAGTAGATAGATTTCAAGAAGATGATAGTTGTATGGTGTTTGTTGGACAAATTAAGGCGGCAGGTGTAGGGTTAACCTTAACTAAGGCGGAAATTGTGATTATGAACTCTTTGGATTGGGTGCCTGGTAATCATGAACAAGCGGAAGATAGAGCTTATAGAATTGGGCAAAGTGAAACTGTTAATATTTATTATATGTTAATGGATGAAACTATAGATACATTAGTATGGGATATATTAAATGAAAAAAAGAAAGTGATCGGAACCATAATGGGTGAAGATGATATAATAAATGAATTTTTAAAAAAAGTAGATAATGGAAGTTAAAGTATTTTCAATGAAAGGTTGTCCCCACTGCGACAACTTAAAAAAACAATTAAGTGAGAACAATATTGATTTTATTGTTTTAGACGTAGATAAACATGAAAAATTGTACGATCAATTTTCTAAAAAAGTAGATAGTGAGTTTCTACCCGCAATTATGGTAGGTAAAACCGCATTTCTTCCTGATAGGTCTTTTAATACGATTAATGAAGCGGTAGATTTAATTAAATCTCACCTTCAGGTGCTTTAGGTCCGGGACCATTTAAATTAAAATTAACGTTATCCTGTTTTTTACCATCTATCATATCCCCTAAAACATTTATAATGTTATCATATTCAGTATCGTGTTCTGCTGCAAAACCTTCTTGTCTACCACCATCACTCAACAAAGACATTCGTATACTATTTAAAACCTTTTCCATATTTTTATCATCTACGTTTTCTAACGCTGATTCAATATCTCTAAGTGCATCTATTAAATGTTGCATCGCTTTATAGGATAATCCTAACGCAATCTCATCTTGTGTTTCATAAACATCGGTTCCATTAAAACCTATTCTATTAGTTTCCTCTTTTAATATTTTTTTAATCACATTTTTCATCATTTAATAAATATTGCAATATTTATAAATAAACAATAGATTATGCCAAATTCTTTAAACGATAATTTAAAAGAAGATTTATTTACTCAGATAAAACATAGATTAGGTGCACCAATTAGAAAAATAGAATTGGATTGGGATCAAATGAACTCTCTTTTGGAGACTGCCGTTGAGGATTATGCTCAAAGAGTACAAGATTGGTTAATTGAAAACCAATGGTCTTCTTTATTAGATAAAGATGCTAATAAAGTAGATATCGCATTTGCATTAACTACTAGATCTTTAGACTTTGAAAGTAACTTTTCATATGCATATTCTAAACAAGTTGGTTTACAAACTAGGGGACCTTGGGAATTAAAAAAAGATTATGTTAGTATAGTTGCGAACCAACAAGTATATCAGATACCTAAAGGAAGAGAAATAAATGAAATATTGTGGATTACCCCTAATTCTACTGATCATGCACTTTACTCATTTGCGGGTTTTGGTGATTATGGGTTTGGTGGTGGATTCGGACAAGTCCCATACGCAGGTTGGGGTCAAGGCGGTGGTTTAGGAAATGGTGGATTTTATGTGGCACCCGCTTTTGATGTGTTATTAAGGGCACAAGATTTTAGTCTTAAATCTAAATTACTGAGGAGTGAATTATCTTATAAAGTAACTGCAGGACCCAACGGTACGAGATTGTTACATCTTCTACCTATACCAGGAAGTAGATTATCTTTCGCAGGTGCAGGGTTAGTGAATAGTCAGATTGGACTTGCAGGGACTAAAGTATGGTACCATTATTACGATGTTACAGACGAAAATAGAGATGAATGTTTAGCAGATAATCCAGATATTATTAAACTACCTAATGACGTACCATTATCTAAAATACAATATTCACAGTTAAACGAACCAACAAGGGTGTGGATAAGAAGATATCTTACGTCTTTATTTAAAGAAGCTTTAGGTAGGGTAAGGGGTAAATTTCAGGGGTCATTAAAAGTACCAGACGCAGAACTGACAATGGATTATGATAGTCTATTAAGTGAAGGTAAAGAAGAACAAGTTAAATTGTTAGAACAATTAGACCTAAGATTAGAAAGATTAAGTAATGTTAAACAATTAGAAAATAAAGGATTAGAAGCGGAAAACCTTAATAAATCATTGGGTTACCGTCCTTTGGGTTTTTACGTCATATGAGAATTCATCATCTATTCCATAATCTTCAAACATATATGTAGGAGAAACACCTATCTTATTCCAAAATTCTAATTCCTCATCAGTAATAGTTAACAATTCATCTAACTTATCTTGATCACCATCTTTAAATGGTTGTCCTGATGTTAATTCTAATTCTTGTCTAGTATAGTATTTTCTATCAGAAGGATTAGAAACTAAAATATCATCTCTTAATGAAGGGTCGAAACAAACTAATAATGGTTTAACTCTTTTATTAAATGCGTCTAAGTATCTGTCTATATTGTATTCTCCTGTCACATCTGGTTCATTTTCTATAATATTATTAGGGATTAGTTTACAATTAAGTGCGACTACAGACTCTCCTAAAGATTGTCTATACGCCATATCTGTAGGTATACCTGTATTCGCCTCCTTATTTTTTGCGTCTTTACGAACCCAATTATCATCTGACCAAGACATTTCCCACCCATTTTTAAGTAAGAAATTCTTTTTCTTTTCGTAATCTTCCCCTTTAGAAAAATACATTTGTATTTGATTATCATTCCACCCCTTCTTAGGTTTATTAATTTTTTGTACGTCACCATGTGATTTCTTTGTACCTGTATTCACATAATATATCGTATCACCTAAATCCACATTTAATCCCTCACTAATAATAAGTTCCATATGTGCTTGTTTCGCCATTGCACC